ATGCCCGGCACTTGGTCCGGCATCCGCAAGCAGCATCCCGAGCTGGGGTTGCCCGAGACGGCGATGGCCGGCACCAAAGACCAGCAGACCGCCGCCTATCAGGCCTTCACCAAGGGCAACGTCGACCAGCTCTCGGCGTCCGGGGTGCCGATCAACGACAAGAACACCTTCATGGCGTCGTTCCTCGGCGCGGGCGGCGCGTCGAAGTTCATCAAGGATCGTGACCAGAACCCCAACGCCGGTGCGGCGTCGTTATTTCCGAAGGAAGCCGCCTCGAACCGCACCATCTTCTACAACAAGGACGGGTCGGAGAAGAGCCTGGACCAAGTTTACGGGGGGATGACCCACTCGTTCGGCAACACGAACACGACCGGCTTCGGTCCGAACAGTCAGGCCCCGCATCCGAGCGCCATCGCCGCCGCCAACGATCCGGTGACGAAGTCGCTCGTGGAGGCCGGCAAGACGGCTCAGGCGCAGTTCGAGACGGCGGCGAAAGCGGGCGGCACGAGCCTGAAGACCGAGCTGACGAAGGCCAACACCGACATCGGCGCAGATTTCAAGACCAAGATCACGGACGCGACTGGGACGACGGACAAGCTGTCGCCTGACGCCGCCAGTTCGCCCAACGCGCAGCCTGCCGTAGACCCGACGGCCACAGCCAGCAACTCGGGCGGCGACGCTGGCGGCCTGCTCGGCGGCTTGACGAGCCTTGCTGGCAAAATTCCCGGAGCCGCGCCTTACGCGCAGGGTGCGGGACTGTTGGAGAAATTGCTCGGAGGATTGTTCGGCGGCGGGGGAGGCGGACTCGGCTCCTTGTTCTCGGCGCTGCACACGGGCGGCCTCGTGGGGCGGCCGACCGCGATGGCGCGCTACGTCAATCCGACGATCTTCAATGGCGCGGCGCGGTTCCACGACGGACTCGGCGACGACGAGTTCCCGGCGATCCTGCAGCGCGGCGAGCGGGTGCTCACGGCAAACCAGGATCAGCGGGCGACAGCCATGATGAGCCGCATGGCCGACATGATTGCCAATTCCAACGCCTCGACGCCCGCCGGCACGCAACGCCCCGACAGCGGTCGCCAGCAGAACGGGCGCAGCGTGATCATGAACATCAGCACGCCCAACGCCGGGTCCTTCCGCCACTCGCAATCGCAGATCATGGCGAGCCAACACGCCGCGCTCCAGCGCATGGGCAACAAGCACAACTAAAGGAACTACGATGGCTCTGGAATGGATCGACGGGTTCGACACCCTGGGCGCGAACGGTGACAACGTCAGGGCTTTGCTCGCATCGAACGGGTACACGTTCTACGAGGCGAGCCCCGGCTTGTTCCCTCTGGTCTCCACGCTGAGCAGCAACACCGTCGACAACGTCGGGTTTTCCTTGTGCATCGGCGTCACCCATGTCGGCTACACCGTCGGCCTCACGCGCAACCTAGCCACCAGCACCGGCATCGTGTTCGGTTTTCGCGTCTATATCACGACGACGGGTTTCCTCGCCCTTTGCCAAGTCGGCTACAACAACGGCGTGAACGGCGGAAGCCACCATTTCCGCATTTTCGCCGACGGCGCTGGCGGGATTTCGATCACGAAAGCCACCATCAACGGCACCGTATATACCGATCCGGCGACGGCGGGCGACTTGCTCTGCAACTCGGGTCCGAACGTCCTGTTCGAGAACACGTGGCAATATATCGAGGTCAAATTCAACGTCGCTGGCGACGCCGTGGTCAAGGTCGACGGCGTCATCGTCCTGCCCGCCACGACGATCTCCAACGCCCAGAACCTGCCGAGCATCAATCTCGTCTCGTTCTGCAATGACGGCGCGGGAGGCGGCGTCGTCTACATCGACGATCTCGTGATCATGAACCAAATCGACGCCACCCTCGGCGACAGTTCGTTCACGAATTATCAAGGCGATTGCGTGGTGCGCGGCGTCATGCCGGCCGCTGACGCCGGGACCAACACCTTCACGCAAATCGGCGGCGGGGCGGGGCACTTCTCGGCGGTCGACGACATCCCGCCCGACGACGACACGAGCTATCTCACCGGGGCGACGTCGGGGCTGCAGGAAATGTTCACGCTGCCGACGTTTGCCGTCGACGTGATCGACGTGCTGGCGGTCAGCCTCAACATTCGCTCGCGCAAGGACAGCGCCGGCTACGCGACCTATCAAGCGGTCATCGCGCATGCCGGCGACCAAACCCTCGGTCTCACCAAGACCGTCGCCTCTGGATACCAGACGCAGCGCACGATGTTCACGAAGTCTCCGGCCGGTAGCGTCTGGTCCACGGCTGCGGCCCAGGCAATGAGCATCGGGCTGAAAATTCCATGAGCAAATCCTCATGAGTCAGCGCGTAACCCAAGTCTTCGCCGACCTGCTCGCCAACGCCTCGGCGGTCGTGCTCCGCGCGACGCAGGTGCTCGCCGACGTGCTCGCCAATCCTGGGACGCCCGCCGTCAGGGCGACCACGATCCACGTCGAGGTTTGCGCCAATCCGCCCAAGCCCGACGTTCGGGTGACCCAGATCACGGTGCAAATCCTCGCCACACGCACTCCCATTTATGGAACTCTCCCCTTGGTCCTCACCGATCTGTTCCCCAACGACATCAGCTACAATTCCGTGGGATCGACCCGGTTCGCCACCGACGTCATCGTGGTCGACAACGGCGACGATCAGCGAAACCAACGCTGGCATCAGCCGCTGATGGAGTACGACGTCGCCTACGGCGTGCGCACCATGGAGCAGCTGCTGTCGTTAATTGCATTTTTTCGGGCGATGCGCGGCCGGTTCCACTCCTTCTGCTACCAGGACAACGTCGACTATACGTCCTCGGTGCCGGTCGCCTACGAAGCGCGCACCGCGCCGCCGATCACGGCGTTCGACCAGATCATCGGCGTCGGCGACGGCGTGACTTACGTCTGGCAGCTCGTGAAGGTATATTCGAGCTACTCGCGGAAGCAGACGCGCCTGATCACGCAACCGCAGCCTGGCACGGTGCTGATCGGCCTCAATGGCGTCGCGACGACGGCGTTCACGGTCGACGTGACGACAGGCCTCGTGACTCTCACGACGCCCTTCAAGGTGACGTTCGGCGATCCGATCTCCTATGACGGAAGCGGTCACCTCGCGGGCGAGCCCGGCGACTTCACGCCGTTCGCGCCTTACGTCGGCTCCTCCTGCACCATTCAAGGCTTCGTCAATTCGGTGAACAACGCGAACAAGCCGCACCCGGTCACGATCAATTCGGTCGGCGGCGACGGCTCGTCGATGCACGTCGGCTATCCCAGCGGCTACGGCGGGGTGACCGATTATTGCGCCTCGGGGCTCGTGATCGCGATCCACCCCGCCCCGGCGAGCGGCCAGAATATCACGGCGGGCTTCCTGTTCTACGTGCCGGTGCGCTTCGACACCGACATCCTGCCCGTCACCATCGAAGATTACGGCGTCGGCGGCTCGAACAGCGTCAAGCTGATCGAGGTCCGCGCCAGCGACAACATCTGAGGCCCAGATGCGAAAGATCACGGGGCCGCTGTTCACCGAGCTGAAGAGCCAGACTTCCCGGATCGCGGTTGGCTGGCTGATCGTGCGCAAGGATGCGGCGCGCTACGCCTTCACCTCCGCCGACCAGCCGTTCACGTACAGCGGCGACACCTATTCGCCGACCAACGGCTTCAACCCGAGCGCCATCGTCAGCAAGGCCGATATGTCGGTCGACAACATGGAATGTCAGGTTCTCGACAATGACCTGATCACCGACGTCGACCTGCGCGCCGGCCTGTGGGACCTCGCCCACGTCAACGTGTTCTGGATCAGACCCGACCATCCCGAATGGGGCGTGGTGCCGCTGCGCGGCGGCAATCTCGGCGAGATCACCATCAAGGACGGCCAGTGGACGACGCAGCTGCGCTCGCTGTTCCAGCAGCTGCAGCAGCCGTTCGGCTATTTCTACAGCCTCGTCTGCATGGCGCAGCTCGGCGACGCGAGATGCAAGGTCAACCTCACGCCTCCCGTCTGGGCGGCATTGACGACGCATCCCAAGGGGCTGCTCACGGATGCCGGTATCGGCACCGTCGTCAAGCCGACGACGTACAATGGCTTCTGGTACGTGGCCGACTACACGACCCGAGGCGAGAGCATCGCCAATGCGCAAAATCTCGCCGAGGTCACGGGCGGCGACGCGGGCGGAGCCGGAGGCGTGACGGGGACCGGCACCGGCATCGCCACGCCGGGAACCACCAGCCTCGCGTCGACCGGCGGCGACATTGCCGGCGGCGATCTGCTGTCGGTCACCGTCAGCGGCCAGGGCACGCCTGCGGGCGGCACGTTCGACGCCAGCGCGCTCCGACAGCCCACGAAGCCCGCCGCGGGCCTTTCGGGGAATGACGATCTCGGCCCCAACGACAACACCCAGATCGCGGTCGGCGCGCCCAACAATTCGCTGTCGCAGTTCGACTACACGGGCCAGCCCGTCGACATCTTCGGGATCAAGATCGCCATCGCCTTTTTGGCTGTTTCGGTATGGGGGGCGGCATGCCTGCATTCCGTGATTTGACGGGGGAGACCTTCGGTTTTCTTTCCGTGCTCGTTCAAACGGGCGGAAGGGCGTCTGGTGGTTATGTGGAATGGCGCTGCAGGTGCGATTGCGGTGCCGTCGTCGAAGTTAGTTCGCAACGCCTACGCCACGAAAAACAGCAGTCGTGTGGTTGCTTGAAGATCGAGGCCATAAGGAAGGCGAACACGAAACATGGTCATTCCGGCGAGAAGTTGTACGCGGTATGGCCCTCGATGATTAACCGTTGCACGAACCCGAAGAGTAAGGCGTGGAAAGACTATGGCAAGCGCGGTATTAAAGTCTGTGCCGAGTGGATGGCAAGCTACGAGGCGTTCCTATCCGACATGGGGGCGTGCCCGGAAGGACTGACGTTGGAGCGGATGGATAACGACGGCCACTATGCTGAAATCAATTGCATATGGGCGACGCGGGTGGCTCAGGCGAACAACCGGCGCGCCCCGAATACAGGGATCAAAATCTGATGGGCGGCAAGAACTCCTACGGCCCGTACAACGTCGCGCAAGGCGGCGTCGGCCATGTGGTCGCGGACCCCGAGACGCCCACGGCGACCGGAACCACCGCCGCCAGCGAGCCGCCCTGGCCGACCACGGAATACGCGACCGTCGGCGACGGCGGCCTGGTCTGGACCGCGATCTATGCCCGCGTCTGCGAGGGGACGGTCGGCAACGTCTTCAACCAGCAGATATTCCAGCACGATCAGACGCACTACCCAGACGGGTATTTCCAGTATGGCGAGATCACGTTTCTCACCGGAGCCAACGCCAATCTGTCCTGCGCGATCCGCGACAGCGGCGGCGTCAACTCCCGGCAGGCGGTCCCGTACCTCTTCCTCCTGGAGATCATGCCCAACGAAATCCTGGCCGGCGACACGTTCGAGGCGACGGTCGGCTGCGCCAAGACCCGGATCGCCTGCCAGAATTTCAACAATCTCGACAATCACCGCGCCTTCCCGGACATGCCGACGGAAGACAGGGCGCTGCAGACCCCCGACATCTCCGCCCAGGGGTATGCCCCGAAGCAGTCCAAGTGAAGACTCGCGAAATGAAATTACTTGCAACTGGGAACGACCATGGCGCGCCCTGAAGACCTGCCCGTCGATTACGTCTTGACCCGCGCCGCGATCATCGCGGAAGCGCGCAAGTGGGTCGGCGCGCCTTACCGCCACCAGGGGCGCGGCCGGACCGGCATAGATTGTGTCGGCCTGCTGATCGAGGTCGCCAAGGGCGTCGGCCATCCGGTCCGAGCGCCCTCGGCCTACAGCTCCATGCCGCAGGGCCACCAGCTGTTGAACCCTTGCGACGAGCAGCTATGGAAGCCGGTCCGGCAGAAAGTCGCGCCCGGCGATCTCGCTGTATTCTGGGGCATCTCGCATTTGGAGCCGCAGCATTTCGCCTTCGTCGGCGAGCACGGCAACCAGCTCACCGTGATCCACTCGTTTTCCAACATGGGCAAGGTCGTCGAGCAGGAATACGGCCGGCTGTGGCGGATGAAGTTCCATTGCCTCTACGTCCTTCCCGGCACCGAAGAACCGAAGACCTGGGAGCCCGCCTGATGGCCACGATCCTTGAACGCTACTGGTCGAAAGTCGACAAATCAGGCGGGCCATACGCTTGCTGGCCGTGGATTGCTGGGTGTTCTGGCAACGGTTACGGGGGCTTCAACGCAGACGGTGAAATGTGGGGTGCTCACGTGTATGCGTTTGGTATTGCCAACGGGTACAAACCTCCAATGGTCTGTCATTCCTGCGACAACCCGCCGTGCTGCAACCCGAAGCATCTTTGGCCCGGAGACGCTCTGCAGAATATGCTGGACAGAACTGCGAAAGGACGATGCAACGCGCAGAAAGGCTCGGATCGGCCGTCGGCTAAACTCACCGAAGTTGCGGTCCAAGAGATCAGAGTTCGCTACGCGCCACGTAGTCAGATTGACGGTGCGCGGGCGCTCGCGCGTGAATTTGGTGTGAGCCACCAGCTTGTGAGCGACATCGCTCACGGAAGACGCTGGGTACATGTAGCTGATGAGGAGTGCGTGTCATAGCTACCATTCTCGTCCAACTCGCCATCGGCCTGGGCGGCATCTTGCTGACCGCGCTGTTCACGCCCAAGCCCCGCGACACCTACGGCTCGCGACTATCCGACATCAACGTCACCCCGGTCTCGCCGGGTCAGGTCATCCCGCGCGTCTGGGGCACCATGAAGGTGCATGCGCAGATGATCTTCTCCTCGCCGCTGATCGAGACCCAGCACACGCATCAGGCGTCCTCGAAGGGCGGCGGCAAGGGGGGCCTGTTCGGCGGCGGCAGCAGCGCCAAGAACTACACCTTCACCTATTCGATCGACGGGGCCTGGGGGGTGTGCGGCGGGCCGGTCTACGCGATCAACCGCATCTGGGCAAACCAGAAGCTGCTCTACGTCAGCGCGGCGGCGCAGGCCAACGCGCAGTCCGACTTCGACGCCGCTTACCAGTCCGAGGCGACGCGGCTGATCGACGAGGAAGGCGTGCAGCTCGATTACGCGGCGGCCTCCGCCTTCGTGTTCGCGTTCAACAATTACGACACGGCGGAGGTGACGCTGCATTCGCCGACCGACGCCGTGAACTACATCATGGGCACCGGCGGGCAATCGCCGCATCCGATCGTCTCGACGACGCTCGGCACCGTGACGCCCGACGTCGACGGGGTGACCGCCGTCATCATCCAGCTCTATTCCGGCTTGAACAACGCCGACCAATACGAGAGCCAAGTCAACCGCTTCGACCTCATCGAGATTTATCTCGGCGACGAACAGCAAGCCCCCAACGGCCTGCTGCAGGGCTATCTCGGCATGGGCAACGCGCCCGCGTTCCGAGGCTGCTGCTATTTCGTGCTGACCAATCTGCAGCTGATGGACTTCGGCAATTCGGTGCCGTCGATGACGGTCGAGGTTCAGCGGACCGCCAACGGCGTCACCAGCCTGCCGGAAGTGATCACGGACGTCTGCTACCAAGCGGGGCTGCAGACCTCGCATTTCGACGCGACGAGCAACGTCGACGCCACGACGTTCCCAGGCTTTTGCGTGACGACGAACACCAGCGCCCGGCAAATCCTCCAGGACCTGCAGAAGGTGTTCCCGCTGGACGCCGCCGAGAGCGGCTACAAGATCATCTTCTCGATGCTGAACAAGCGGGCCACGCAAGTCATCAATCGCCAGCATCTGGCGACCCATATCGACACCGAAGCGGTGCCGCCGACCGAAGAGATCACGCGTCTGTCGGATTACGACCTGCCGCAGCGGATCAATTTCAAGTATCAGGAGCCCGCCCGCAACTTCTCGATCAACATGCTCTACGCCGCGCGCTACAACACCGTGTCGACGAGCGTCGAGGAGATCGAGGTCACCATCGCCCTCGACCGCAAGACGGCGCAGACCTGTGTGATCAATACGCTGGGCAACCGCATGCTGGCGCGGCGAACCTACAAATGGAAGCTGCCGCGCAAGTATATCACGATGGAGCCGACCGACGTCGTCCAGATGCCGAACAAGGCGAACCTGGCGTTCAACGACGAATACTACCTGACGCAAGTCGATGTCGGAGCCAACGGCATTCTCGACGTTCAGGCGATCGACCACATGTTCGTCGACCCCAGCGTCAACCCCAGCGATCAGGTCGGCTCCGATCTCATCGACACCGGGAACAAGGCGCTGACGACGACGTCCCAGACCTTGGCGCATCTGTTTGACATCCCGCTGCTCGAAGACTCGGATACCGACGGCCCCGGCTTCTACGTGATGCTCGCTGGCCTGTTCAACGGCTGGCAGGGCGGCACGCTCTACGTCGACGCGGCGGCGGCGAGCACCGCGAAAGCCTATGGCAAGAAGATCATCTCGTCCTCCGCCGGCTCGGCGTGGGAGGCCAGCGCCACGTCTTCCGTGAACGTGCCGCACGGCCACGCCCTGGACGCGCTGAAGCCCGGCATGAACGCCTGCTACTGGGATCGCGCCTCGGTGCTCATCGTCCACGTCCACAACGGCATCGACCTGCTCAGCGCCAACGAAGACGACATCCTGCAGCAATCGCTGAACGCGACGTTCATCGGCGGCGAAATCGTCCAATACGCCACCGCCGTCAGCCTCGGAAACCAGCTGTGGCGGATCAGCAATTTCCTGCGGGGCTTGAGGGGCACCGAGCGGCGGATGGAAGCCCATGTGAAGGGCGAGCGGTTCATCCGCCTCACCGACCAAATCCTGCGCGTCAAGACGACGAGGGCCGAGGTCAATGTCGAGGACACGTTCCAGGCGGTCTCGCACGGCTCGAACCATCAGCTGCAGGCGAGCTTCAAGTTCACCGACACCGGCAACTCGCAGCGTCCCTTGACCGTCGCGGTTTATCGGAAATTCCGCAACCTCGTGACCGGCGACCTCACGGTGTCCTGGTGGCCGCGCGTGCGACAGAACGGCGAATGGCTCTCGGGGTCGGACGTGGCGCTGCCGACGCTCGACTTGCCGGAAGTCTATTCGGTCGACGTGCTGTCGGCCAACAAGCTGCACGTCAAGAACACCTATGGGTTCTCCGGCGTCGACGTGAACCTCGGCGCGACGTTTTCCTACACCGCCGCCATGCAGCTTTCCGACTTCGGCGTGGCGCAGACCTCGATCAACATGGTGATCTATCAAGTGGGCAGCGTGATCGGACGTGGCTTTGCGCTCGGCGTGACGCTATGATGCAATTAATTTCGGAAGGAACGATCTCGTGAGCACCTCTCCCATCCTCGGCCTGACCCTGATGACCGCCTCCCAGGCGCAGAAGGAGGTCGTGTTCAACGAGTTCCTGATCGCCATGGACGCCTTGTTCCGGGGATCGGTGCTCGACGGGTCGCTGCATATTCCCCCCAGCGCGCCCGCCGAGGGCGACGCCTACATCATCAACACCGGCGCGACCGGGCTGTGGTCGGGCTACGACAACCAGATCGCCTTCTATTTCAACGGTTGGCAATTCGTCTCGCCGCCGACCAAGATCACGCTGTTCGACGTGGCGGCGAACCAGTTTTACCAGTTCCAGGGCGGCACGCTGTTGGGGATGACGTTCCTATGGGACGCCGTGCCCGTGAGCACGGTCACCGTCCTCAACGATCTCGCCGACGTTTCGATCACTTCGCCGACCAATGGCGAGGTCATGACCTACAATTCGTCGACCTCGAAATGGAACGCCATGGCGGCGGCCTTCACCGCGACGCTGGCGAGCCTGACCGACGTCGAGGTGACGGAAGGCTCCGCGATCGACGGCTTCGTGCTCTATTGGAAGGACGCCGACTCGAAGTGGGAGGCGAAGGCCCTCGCCGCGCCGCCGACGTTCCTGACGCTTCCCGACGTGTCCCTGACCGGCGTCGCCAACGGCTTCCTGCTCGAATACACGACGACGGGACCCGGCGTGAAATTCGTCGATCCGCTGAGCCTCGTCCTGGTGGCCTCGCTCGCCAACGTCGGCGACGTCACCTATGGCTCGGGCCTGACGGTGGGCGACGTGCTCCAGTGGAACGGCGCGGCCTGGGCTCCCGTGATCCTCTCGACCTTGACGCTGGCGGGCCTCTCCGACGTCCTGGTGACCGAAGGCTCTGGCATCGACGGTTGCGTGCTGACCTGGAACAATACCGCCGGCAAATGGGTTCCCGACGTTCCCGCCACCGGCGGCGCGACCACGCTCGCCGGCTTGACCGACGTGAACGTGACCGAAGGGTCTGGGCTCAACGGCAAAGTGCTCTACTGGAAGAACGCCGACGCGAAATGGGAAGCCGAGGCCATCGCCGCCGTGGCGCTGTCGGGAGCCTATTCCGACCTCAGCGGGACGCCCAGCATCCCCGGCAATTCGAGCTTCAATCTCTCGGGCCTCGGCGACGTCACGCTGACGTCGCTGACCAACGGCCAAGTGCTGGAGTGGAACTCGACCGCGAGCAAATGGGAAAACGTCACCCCCTCCAGCGGCGGCGGAGGCGGCGGCGGTTCGTCGACGCTGGCAGGCGACAGCGACGTCACGATCACCTCGCCCGCCAACGGTCAGGTGCTGACCTACAATTCCGGCGCGAGTGCGTGGGAGAACGCCACGCCCTCGGGCGGCGGCGGGGGCGGAAGCGTCCTCTCGCCGCCGTTGATTTCTGCCTTGGGCGCAGTTTCGCATAACCCGAATAGTGACACTTTCACGCAACGCACGTCCGGGGCGATCCCGTGCCTTGTCATGAGACCGTCGGGCGGGGACGGAAATAGCGAAATCTTTTGCGAGTTGATGGCTAACCCGCAAGGGTCTGGACAATTTAGTCTCGTGACTAAAATTTCGTTGGACCCTGGGGACGTT